TATGGTCTTATTGGTCTCGCTGAAGAAGCTGGTATCTTTAAGAAAGTATCTACTAGATATGAAATGCCAGATGGGTCTAAGGTCTTTGGTAAGAATATAAATGACGACCCTGAAAAGTATTTTACAAAAGAGGTATTAGACAAGATAGATGAAGTCGCAAAACGAAAATTCCAGTACGGATCAGAAGAAGACGAACAATAAAAGATACGCCTTTGCTCAAAGACAAGGTGATGATTTTAGTTGTATAAAAATCATGGATGGCCAGTATGAAGGTATCATCTATAAGTACAACAACGTAAAATTTTCATCAACAGAAAATGAGAATGGTGAAATACCTTTGAAGTTTACATATGACGTTATGACCAATCCAAATAACGAAGATGTAAAGTCAGATGATTTTAGAAACTATATTGGTGATATACTAGTTGAGTGTGTTGAAGAGCAATTAAAAAGTGGAAAGCTACAAATAGATGAATGATAGAATAGAAAATACAATATTAAATAGTTTGTTTTTTAACGAGGACTTTGTAAGAAAAGCTATTCCATTTATCAAACCTCATTACTTTTCTAAAAGAGACGAGAGATTACTATTCATAGAGATAGATAAGTTTGTACAGAAATATAATAATTTACCCACAAAAGAAACGATCTTAATTGAACTTAACAATAGAAAAGATTTAAATGAAGAAGAATATAAGAACATAAAAGATTTAGTAAACTCTGTCACAAAAGAAGATACAGATTTACAATGGTTGTTAGATACAACAGAGAAATTTTGTAAAGATAGAGCGGTACATAATGCTGTACTAGATGGTATCAAAATATTAGATGGTAAAGATAAAACTAGATCACCAGAGGCATTACCTAGTTTACTAGGCGAGGCGTTAGGTGTAAGTTTTGATAAACACGTTGGCCACGATTACATAGAAGATGCTGATGCTAGATTTGACTGGTACCATACAAAAGAAAAAAGATTTCCTTTTGATTTATCTTACTTCAATAGAATAACAAAAGGCGGTATACCTAGTAAAACTTTAAATATCGCATTGGCTGGTACTGGTGTAGGTAAGTCTTTGTTTATGTGTCATGCGGCATCTGCGTTTCTAACTCAAGGTCTAAATGTATTGTACATTACTTTAGAAATGGCAGAAGAACGTATCGCTGAGAGAATAGATGCCAACTTATTTGATATTCCTATGGACGATATTAGAAGTATGCCAAAAGATTTATATGATAACAAAGTAAAAAAATTAGAAAATAAAACTAATGGTAGATTAGTTATTAAAGAATATCCTACTGCCTCAGCTCATAGTGGTCATTTCAAAGCTTTAATGAATGAACTTGCGTTAAAGAAAAGTTTTAGACCACAAGTTATCTTTATTGATTACTTAAACATATGTGCGTCAAGTAGATTTAAAGGTGGTAATATATCATCTTACTTTTATATTAAGGCTATCGCAGAAGAATTAAGAGGTCTCGCTGTAGAGTTTGATGTTCCTATTTTCAGTGCGACACAAACAACTAGAACTGGTTATGTGAGTACAGATATTGGTTTAGAAGATACATCAGAATCATTTGGTTTACCAGCGACTGCTGACTTTATGTTTGCCCTTATGTCAAATGAAGAACTAGAAGGACTAGGACAAATGAAAGTCAAACAATTAAAAAATAGATACAACGACCCTGCGATTAATAGATCATTTATTGTAGGTGTTGATAGAGCGAAGATGAGATTATATGATGTGGAAAACACAGCGCAAAATATAGTAGGTGGTAAAGAACTAAAACAAGAAGAAAACTATCCGACACCTGAAGAATCATATGAGAAGTTTTCTGATTTTAAATTATAGGAGATAATATGGCAAAGTTTGTGACATTTACAAACGCAAGTCCACCTTACGAAGGCACACCAATTCTAATTAACACAGATCATATAATATCTGTTTATGAAGATTTTACTGCTAGTAAAAAAGTGGCACTATGGACAAAAGATAACTTTTGGCACGTAGAAGAATCGATAGAAGAAGTTTATGATAAACTAGGACTACAATATAAACATAAAAAAGAAGAGGTAAACTAATGATAGAAAATATACTATTTAATATTCCTGTTTGGTCAATACCCACTTTAAATTTTAAAAAGAAAAAACCACAATTAGAAAAATTGTGTAAAGCATTTCCTGAAAGAAAACATGGTATGCAAACTTTTTCAACAAATAGACAAAAAGATAGAACAGGTTTTGCTGATGCTTTTAATAATATTGTAGGTGAAGAACTAGGTATGTTATCACAAAAATTAAAAAAAGATATTCAATTACAAGATATATGGTCAGTGTCTTATAAAAAAGGTGATTATCATACACCACACGACCATGGTTCAGTTGGTCTCTCTGGTATACTTTATTTAAATATGCCTAAAGACGGAGCAGTAACGCAATACATGCAACCCTGGAACGATTGGTATAGTGATAGAACAATCTACTACCCTATGAAAGTCAATGAGGGTGATATAGTTGTTACACCTAAATTTATTAGACACTTTACAGAACCTCACAAATCAAAAAAAATAAAAAGAGTAATATCTTGGGATATGAATATACTTTAATGCCTAAAAGAAAAACACAAAAAGTTAAGTTTCACAAAGGCGATCAAAGACCTGGGGGTATAATAGGCACTTTATCTTATGCCAAAAAGATGAAGAAAAAGAAAAAAGATATAATATGGCAAGTCATAGAGAAACCTACAAATAACGTAGTTGCTGAGTTTTTCTTTGAAGAAGACGCATTTAATTTAGTTAAATTTCAAAACAAAAACAAGGTATGGCAGAATAACGGTGGTATACCAAAGTTTCTCTGGACAAGAGTTTGAACGTATAAATATAATAAACAATTGATTTATATGGACGACTTGAATAAATTTATGGAATACATGAGAGAGAAATGTTTAGTTTTAAAGGTTTTACAACACAGGATAGAAATACACATTTAGAACACCTAGAGGACGATATTATAAATCGTGGTACTAAAGGTGGTGAGAATGCTATTAACTTTTTAAAGTCAATAAGAAATATGTTGGCTGGTTCTTCAAATAAAAAAGTTAATATGACGGTAAAATGGGATGGCGCACCTGCGATCATCTGTGGTGTCAATCCAGAAAATGGCAAATTCTTTGTCGGTACAAAAGCAGTCTTCAATAAAAATCCAAAAATAAATTACACAAACGCTGATATTAGAAAAAATCACTCTGGTGATTTAGCGGGAAAACTTATTTTGGCATTAAGAGAATTATCACGTCTAGGTATCAAAGGCGTATTACAAGGTGACTTTTTATTTGCGAAATCTGATCTAAAGAAAATAGATATGGACGGTGACGCAATGATTTCTTTTACACCAAACACAATCACATATGCAGTTCCTGTGGCTTCTAATATAGGTAGACAGATTAGTAGAGCCAAGATGGGGATTGTTTTTCACACAAAATACACAGGTAAGAGTTTAGATAGTATGACTGCAGGGTTTGGAACCGTTAGTGGAAGAGCGACTAACGTATTTCTAGCGAGTGCTGGTTATAGAGACGTATCAGGTTCAGCAAAATTAACAAGAAGTGAACTAACACAATTCAACGCAAAGTTAAGAATGGCTGAAGGCTCACTAATGAAAGCAGGGCCTTTATTAGATGAAATGAGTAAATCATCTGCAGATGGTTTAAGTGTAGGTTTTAGATTAAAAACATTTTTCAATCATTATATTAGAAACACACAAGGTCATATGGCCAAGGTTAGACAATTAGTTGATATGTTTAGAGAGTATTATATTAATATAGTACAAGCAGAAATAGACGCTAGAAAAACAGCAGCGGGTAAACAAAAGTACAAAGATATATTGAAAACAAATACAAAATATATTGATAGAAACAAAAACGCATTAGTAATGGCTATCGCATCTCACGTCACGTTACAAAATGCTAAAAACTTTCTCATTAATAAAATGAGTGAGATACAAAGTGTGGGACATTTTTTAAGAACATCTACTGGTTATAAGGTGACGGCACCCGAAGGGTATGTGGCAGTAGATAAAGTAGCAGGCGCAGTTAAGTTGGTAGATAGATTAGAGTTTAGTAGAGCCAACTTTACAATGCCGAAAGGATGGAGTTAATGCCAAAAGGATTTAAAGAGTTTGAAGATTACGATAAGGCTTGTGACGAAGTAATATTTGAACATGAAAATGAACCTTTACAAGAAGCAGAATATCAAGGTAAAAAAGTAAAATTAAATGATCCAATTAGAGGTGGCTCTAAAAAGTTTTATGTATATGTTAAAGACGGCGATAAAGTAAAAAAAGTATCATTTGGTGATACGACTGGTTTGTCAATTAAGAGAGACGACCCAGCAAGAAGAAAATCATTTAGAGCAAGACATAATTGTGATAACCCAGGACCAAAAACAAAAGCCAGATATTGGTCTTGTTACCAATGGAGAGCTGGAGCAAAAGTAGATAATTAATGAAAAAACTAAATCAAATATTGCAAGAGGGTGTTTACGACCCAGGTATATTTAAAGCCTTTTTCTTGGCTGGTGGACCTGGTAGTGGTAAAACATTTGTCACTAGATCTGCATTTGGTGGCACGGGTTTAAAATTTGTAAACTCGGACGCAGCATTTGAGAGAGGTTTAAAAAAGGCTGGTCTATCTCTAAAGATGCCAGATGAAGAAGAATATTTTAGAAACATAGTAAGAGCCAAAGCAAAGATGACAACAGCGACACAATTAGACACTTACATACAAGGTAGATTAGGTCTAGTGATAGACGCAACTGGTAGAGATATAAATGTCATAAACAATCAAAAATCTATGCTAGACCTTGTAGGGTATGATAGTTATATGGTATTTGTAAATACGAGTTTAGAAGTCGCATTAGAAAGAAATAAAAATAGACCTAGATCAATACCTGAATATATTGTTAAAGATAGTTGGAATGGTGTACAAGCAAACATAGGTAAATTTCAAAGAATTTTTAGCCCAAATAGATTTTTAATTATTGATAATAATAAAAGTGAAAAAGAATTAGTCTCCTTAACACTCAGAACTGCTTCAAAGTTTATTAGAAGTCAATTAAGAAATAAACCACAAAACTTAACAGCGAAACAATGGATCGCAAACGAACTAATGGCAAAGAGAAGAACATGAGGTTTAAAGAGTTTACAAATATAGATAGTTTGCGTCACGCTAAGGTTGATGAGAAACCTGTAAAATTTTTTAATGGTGATTACAAAGAATTAGATATGTCACCACCACCAAAAAATAGTAGTAAAGAGACACTAGCAGAATTACAAACTATAAAAGAGTTTATGAGTAATAGAACTAGTGGTATCGAGGATAGTGTAAAAGCGCATGATGATGATGTCGCTCACGCTGTCAAAAGATATATGAAAGATAAAGATTTAGAATACAGCGATACTGTAATTAATAAACTCGTAGATGTTGGTAGCGCTATCGTAAGATATTATAAAAATAAATTTCAAAGACCTAGACCTTACAATGTAGCAGAGGCTTTAGATATGGACTTTGATAATATGCCTTTAGATAGTGATACTATGAAAACACCATCATATCCATCAGGACATAGTTTACAATCTAGGTTAATCGCAGATTATTATATAGACAAATATCCTAGTCACAAAGATGGTTTACTAGAGGCGGCAAGAGAATGTGGTGAGGGTAGAATATATGCTGGTTGGCATTACCCATCAGACCATAAGGCAGCAGTCGATCTAGCAAAACAGATTTATCCTAAATTAAATTTAAGAGAGTCATTTAAAGAAAGTATTATTGATATACCTAGACAAAGATATGCCCCAGGTGTATTTGATGATGCTGATACTAATAATCCTAAATTAAAAAAAGTTGTTGTGGATATGATACTAGACCAGATAGATAAATTCCAAGAGAAATATCCTGTCAAAAAATATTCATTGATTGGCTCTATACTTACAAAAAGATATAGAGACGATGCTGATTTAGACATCAATGTTTTATTTGATGTACCAGAAGAAGATAGAGAGACAGCGAGAAAAGAATTAGCATCAGGTTTAAGAAGTATAAATGGTAAACTTGTGCCAGGAACTAAACACCCAGTAAACTATTATGTAATTACAGACCCAGAATTAAAAAAGAAAAATGATGCAATGGCTGATGGTGTATATGATATAGATGAGAACGAGTTTATTAGAAAACCTACAGAAGACACTTTTGATCCTGAAAAATATGAGGCAGAATTTCAAAAGAAAGTACAAGAGATAGACGTTGTAAGAGGCGAACTAGCCAGAGACTTAATTGATTACGAAGAACTAAAAGATTTAAGCACTGATGATGTATTAAATTTACAAGATAGAGTAAATAAAAAATTAGATGAAATAGAAGATAGTATAGAATTATTAGTTGATATAGGTGATGATGTGGTTAAACAAAGACAGAGTGCTTATAATGACGATATGACGCCAGATCAAATTAGACAATTTGGTAAGAAACATAAACTACCAAAAAATATCATCTACAAATACCTAGAGAAATATCACTATCTAAAATTTTACAAAAAATGTAAAGACATTTTAGAAGATGGTAAAGTATCAGATGATGAGATAGATAGTCTAAAAACAGAGGCAGTAAATACAATCGCATTTACATTTGGTAGATTTAACCCACCTACGATAGGGCATGAAAAACTTATCAATAAAGTAAAATCACAAAGTCTAAATTATAAAATTTATTTAAGTAGAAGTGAGGATCCTAAAAAGAACCCACTATCACCTAGAGAAAAATTATCAGTGATGAAAAAGATGTTTCCACAATTTGCTAGAAACATAGAAATCAATCCATCAAATAATGTATTAGATATACTTGTTAAATTAAATGGTAAGTATAATAATGTTATCATGGTCGTGGGTAGCGATAGAGTTAGAGAGTTTGATGCTTTATTAAAGAGATATAATGATGTCAAGTCAAGGCATGGTTATTACAAGTTTGATAATATACAAGTTGTATCTGCTGGCGAAAGGGATCCTGACGCAGAGGGTGCAGCGGGTATGAGTGCTAGTAAGATGAGGGCAGCGGCTGAAAAAGGTGATTTGGCTTCATTTAAAAAAGGTTTACCAAGATCGTTTGGAGGCGCAGATAGTTTGATGAAACAAGTTAGAGTCGGTATGAACTTGGCAGCATCATATGGTTTTGGTGTAGGAACTTATAGACCAATCGCTAGTTTA